AGGCGGGCAATCATCTCTGTGCGCTGCTGCGCTGCGCCTATGGTTTGCTGGACTGCCATTAGCGTGGAGCTTTGCAGCGCGCTAGGGTCTAGGCCATCTGCCGCTTTTGATATGCCGGTCCTGTTCTCACGGATCTCGTCCATGTAACCAAGCATCGGGAATGCCTCTTTGCCGACGAAAGGCAGAGTGAAAGGCACAACAGCGCCAGGTTGACGCATTCTGATCACGCCACCAGCCTCATTGTTCATCACGTCTTCTAGCGAGGCTTGCCCTTCAACCACGCCCACCCTGGGGTGAGTGCTCATGGCTAAACTGTCAAGAGATGCCCGCAACACTGCGGTCTTAATGCGCTGAATGTCCATCGTCAGGTCTGCGATGCTCAGACCAAAGAAGCTGTGCGGCTCTGGGTCTGGGCAGAAAAAGGCAAACGGGATCATGTCTACGGGCTCGTTGCGCAGCACTTCATAAGTAGGACCAGCGCAACAAATCTTTCTAAGCTCAGCTACGCCATCGCCGTCCATGTCTATGTGGGCATAGGCTTCTACATACAGCACCCGCTGAATAAGGTTGTTGTCTTCAAATGAGCTTTGCTGAAAACGCTCACGCGCCTCGACGTTAAATAACTCAAAATCAGTCTCGTTGACTGTCGCGTACTGCTCAACGTCATCTAGGTCATAGCCCATTAGGACCATGTCGGAAAGCGTCACATAAGATCGGTGTGCAACCAGTTCAGCGTCATCAAGATTGCGCGCTGTGCGGTTGATCACAATTTCTTCGGGAGGTACGGCCTCAACCTTGATCTTGCCGACCTTCGATCTGTGCGTTACCCGGACTGAGTGCGATGACTCTTGCTGCTCACTGCTCATCATCGAGGTGAGCATATCAATTTCGATCTCAGGGTCTGAGTTGAGGGCGTTGAGCGCCTGGTCGTCTAAATTCTCAAGCTCATAGCTCTGAGTCGTTTCGCTTTCGTCGTAATAATATTTTAGGAAACCACTGCCCTTGACCAGCGCGTCTTTCATGCACGCATAAATGATTTCTACAAAGCTCTGGTCTTGGTCTTGATTGAGCACATAGTTAACAAAGTCAGTGGCCTGCTTCGCCGCTTCCACATCTTCTGGACCAGTTGGCGCGTACTCAACCATGTGGTCAGAGCCGCAAAAGATGCGCATAAGGCTGGGCAGCATGGCCTGCACTGTGTCGCGCACGTCCATAGTTTGCGCCGTGCTGCGGCCCTCTTCGCCAGAGGCAAGTGCCTCACCATTATAATACTCAGCCGCAGTCGCACGCAGCGGACTGATAGTGTTATCAATATAATCAACCGCGTCTTCAATGGCCTGCGTGATCGCGGCCTGCAGCTCTTCTTCGCCCATGCTTGGGTCTTCTTCAATAAATTCTTCGTCGTATAGTTCGGCCATGTTATAGTTCCGGTATGGACGTTGTAAAAATCACAGAAGCGCTAGATGGAAGCACCGAATCTGGCAAGGCCAGAGAAGCGCGACTGCGTAATATTTTTAATAATCTGGTCACAGAAGCCCGGACTGGGGACGTTCAGTGGTTGACTGAGGAGTTGAACCGGCAGCTAGAACGCCAAGCACTACAACAGGCAGAACGCCTTGCTCAACCAACTGCCGCACTTTTGCAATTCCCCCAGTTGCCAGAGCCTGACGAACAGTAGTCACGATCACATTACGGTCACCCGCTCCAGGCAGGTCGTTTACCAAGCCCGCATCAAGTTTTTCCAACTCTGGCGCGATCTTCGCCGCACCCTGATCAAGCAACCCGCGCATCTCAGGCCCCACGGCCTCAATAGGCCCTAAGTATTGGCTGGGTCGATAAGTCCACTGCTCAGTGTCACCGACCAACCTTCCTGTGTTCAGCTGAAATTCTTTGCCTTTAACCGGCAGTACATCCTCAACAATGCCTGCTAGCTCTTTCTGCCAAGCTGGCGTCTTACCCTTGGGCGTACCTGCAGACAGCGCAGAAAGCGCATCGTCAGTTGGCGTAACAATCTGCACACCGTTTTCTGAGTGCAGCAGGATTAGATTGTCACCGCCAAACGTGGCGTTTACTCGCTGCTCTAGCTCTAGCAACTCGTCGCGTGTGATCGTGCGTCCCAGGTTTACATCCAGAGCGTTACGCGATGCAGCATTCGGTGCCTTCGTAAGCATCGTGTAACCAACGGTATCTTGGGCACGCAGCAAGCCCTGCATCGCGGCTGTCGCTTCGACTACCTGCCTTGATGCCGGGTCAATGGTTTGTGCATTCACACGCTCACCGGTTACTGGGTTTAGCGCAACTGACTCTACGTCCGCCTTGCCCACAGAAACGGGTATGCCGACACCAGGGTTACTGGCACCCTCATACATACCAGCGCCGGTGTACATCGGATCAGACATAGCACCAGACTGCGCAGTTAAGTAGTCCAGACCGCCAGGGGTGCGCATAAGTTGATCTTGGGCTGCACTAAACTGAGCCATCATTTGTGGGTCGTTTTGAAGCCCAGATAAATGGTTAATGGATGCAGATGGCGCTGCCTCGGTGCGTACTGTTGCCTGCGGCGTAAAGTCTTGGAACATACGACCAGCTTCTGCAATCGTCGTACCCTCTTCTTCTGCCTTTTGCGCGATCCATATAGCAGCCTGGACGCGGTCACGATTCCAATCGGCTGCACCCCCAAGTTTATTCTCGTTAGCAAACTGCACCAGCTTGTCTGTCTCTTCATCCATGAACCGGTGCTGAGCGTCACTCAGACCACCGTCAAATGTTGTGCCGTCTGCGTTTTGATAACCGAATGCCCTAGCCTGGCGGATATCGTTTGTTTGCCTAAGCCTGCTGGGGTCTTGCACAAGTGCTTGGAAAAATGGCTCGCGCTTTGGTCCCAGGGGTGGCGACTCACCAGAGAACACTGCCTCAATGGCTGGACTCTGAGTAGCTGGGAATCGACCTGTCTGTACCGGGTTGCCAGAGATGGCTTGGTTGTAGCCCTTCATGGCCATTGTCGCGTTTGCAGGTACGCTGGTGCCTTGGCTGGTGATCGCAGCAGTGGCGCCGTACTGATCTATTCGACCAGGTCGATTTTCTGTCTGCCTGCGTACAAATTCGTTGGTATCTTCGTACCACATACGAAAATCGGCGCCGCGTTCTGCGTAGTCGCGCAGTTTGCGCTGCATCGCGGATAGCTTTTGCGAGCTGTTCATACCAGCTGGTGCGCCGCGATACTTGCCGGTCGTTTGGAATGTGCGCTTTGTGCCTTCTGGTAGCGCCTGTGGCGCGCTATCGCCCTCGAACCGCACCTTGGGCACATCTGTGGGCACGTTGCCTGCACGGCCAGCCTTGGCTACCTTGCCAATTGCTGCGCCGCCCTTCATTACCGAACCAATCACCGGCCCGGCTAGGGGGATCGCATACGCGGCGTCGCCTAGCTGCCCAAGGCCCTGCATACTGGCGTCAAAAAGATTGCCTTGGGCTAGGTTTTCGCGCATTGATACACCTGGCGCAAGCAATCCCTGTTGGAGTGTTTCATTGCCGGTGGGCATTCGCCCTGCCAGACCTTGCGCATCTAATGTCGCAAACATCGGTGCCATGCTTGCGCCAACGTAGCCTAATTGGCCTGGTGTTGGTTTCATGGATTGCGCAGAGGCATTAAGCGCCTCCAGTTCGGCTGCGCTTAGGTCGCCCATCTGCCGAAAGTAATCAAAGATGCCAGCCAACTACTTGGCCTTCTTTTTACTTTGCTTTTTTTCTGCGGGCGCTTTGCGGGACATCAGCTTTTCAATGTCAGCGGCTGCGTCAGCAACGCCGCCCGGTCCCCGGCGATAGGTTTTATTAGTCATCCAGCAAACCCCACATATGGTGATTAGTTGGAGATCATTTTACCACTCAGACGATATTCAGCCCTCGCCTGAGCGGCTTTTGCCAGTTGGTGGCTTGGCTTTTGCCGCCAGCCATAGAGATAGCGTCACTTGCAAATGTGAGGCAGAGCGCGTCTGCTAGGTCGGGAGATCGAAGGCCACGCTTGCGCATACCGTCTTTTGATTCAAGCTGCATCTTGCCGCTCGATGTGAATTTGTACTTGGCGCTAACGAGCTCGGCCAGCAGGTCATCATCTTTAGGCAAGGCGCAGTCGCGGGCCTCTAGCCAGGCCTTGACCTTAAACCACAACTCGGCTCTCAAGTTGATATACGTCTGCTTCGATGACGGGCTTTCGCTTGAGTTGATGCCAACGGCGGGCAGGCCAAGCTCTCGCAGGCGGTCACACACGCCACCACCTAGGCCAATAGAGTCCACGTTAATCTGCACCGGCTGATTGCGCGGCTGCAGGGACTCATACTCTGCAACGACTGCCCCGGTCAGCTGCATCAGGTCGAGGCCTTGCCAAGTTTGAATGGCCACTAACTCGCGGCCCCGGCGCTTAGCCAGGGCGGATCTGTCACTACCAAACCGGCTCACGTCCAGCCCCCAGATCATAGGCTCATCGTCTGAGATTATTACATCGCGGCGCTGCGCACTCTCGACAAGCTCTAGCGGGATGGCCGTATCGTCATCTCGCTGTGGGAATTCCCCTAGCACCCTCACCCGGTAGGCGTTGCTCTCTTCGCCAAAGCGCTTGGCCATCTCGCTTACATAGTCATCGCTCACCCTAGGCGAGTCTACGCAGCTGACCCTCTTGGTCCACCAGTCATTGGCCATGCGGTGATGGGTATCGAAGAAGAAGCCAGAGGATCTGGTCGGGTTGCCTAAAAGGATTGTGCTTGCGTGCTCACCTGACATCGAGCCAGCTGCCGCCTCAAACACGGCCTCTGGGATACCAGATGCCTCGTCACATATAAGCAGCACGTTGTCGGCGTGTACGCCCTGGAGCGCTTCTGGGGTTTCTGCGCGGCTTGTCCTGCAGCTTATGAAGGCTTCAGAAGG